TTGTTATTCTTAACAACTTTAGTATCAACAAAGTCAGTCAATATTTCTATAAACCTTTGTATTTTAGTTTCATGTTCTTTTTCATCTGTAAACTTAATTTCTTTGATTTTCATAGCCATAGAAAAACCTATACGGTATGAAACAACGACTGCTACAAGCGAACTTATAAACATAATTGTATATAAAAGCATAGTACCTCCATTAGCACATTCTTTTATTACCATCTTTAATGTATCACGCAGTTATAATATTCGTCAAGCTATTATGAATATTTATAACCATTTAAAATCATCCTTTTTAGTATCTGTGTATTCATGTTGCCAATTATCCTTTGGATCGGTGTATTGTTCCTCTACCGGTACATCAGACCACATCTGCCTACGACAGTAATATGCTATAGCAGCAGATATAACGTAATCATCTTTTTTACCAGTCAAGGCTTCAGCTCTACCAGCTTTATTCTTTGCAAATGTCAACATCTCTTGTAACGTTTCTACGTCATAAAAGAACTCGATATGGTCTCTTACGATACTAACAAGATTGTTTAATATAATAGGCCTAGTAAATCTATCAGTTCTAAATCCATACTTCTCTTGGACATCTTCCATGATTCTATCAACATTCTCACGTCTGTAAATCATAGGATAGAATAAGTCTTGTAATATCTTTATAGGGTGAGCATCAAAGTTCATCTCTATTGCTAATAAAGCAACGTTGTAATACATTCCTAGACAATACATCTGTCTTGCAAATAAATCAGAATCTACTACACAATGATATACAGCTACCTGTCTACCGTTTGAGTTGTTTATAACCTGACCAGCAAAGAAGTCTGAACCTTCTCCTGCTGTATCTCCGCCTATTACATACGGGTGTGATATGATTGGTTCTTCATATATCCTTATGATTCCATTAACATCATCAACAAATACGATTGATTCGTCTTTAATGGTTTTATCTGGGTTTGTTTCGTATTCAAATCTACCTGTTCTATATTTATTATTCTTATGAAACTTCCTAAGTTTTTCTATTCTACTTTCAATCTTTCTATTGTCAAATATAGGACTACCGGTTGATATGAAACTTTCTTCTGGTGTGCTAGGATACTCCTGATGAAAATTATCTAAAGAACCTTTACATTTATTTTTTATATATCCTCTTCGCCATGCAAGTTGCTCGTATGATAACTCAAACATCTCTTTTAGTTCAAGTTCATTTCCCCAAGTTGCATGTTCGAAATTTGTTAGTTTGAAAAAGTCATATGGTGCTACACTTCTTTTATCTTCAAACCAAGGTATAAAAATAGGAATAAAATCATTTCGTTTTACCCTATTACCATCGACATAATCATAAGCATTGGCATCGTCCCACATGTCTTTAAAATAATTATATCCCTTTCCTGTACTTTCAATTATTACTATTGATCCTTCGTTTGGTATAGACTGCATCAGTGAAGTCATTGTTACCTCTATGTCTCCTGTCCATTTAGCTAACTCGGATATATGCAGATAATTTATATTGTATCCACTTCCAGCATTGGGATTACCTGCTGTTTCAATTAAAAACTCACTCTGTAGTCCAGGATCATTTGTAGTCTTATTAACAGGTAATGCGAAATCAAACTTAGGATTTTCTAGTAATAGTCCTCTTCCTCTACTTGGTCTACGTAATGGTTTAGCTTCATGAGGTAAATTTTCATAAAATGTATTAGTCATTTTATTGATAGTCTTTGCTGATTCCTCATCATACGATATAACCATTGCAGTCTTACCTGTTTCGTGTTTGATGCGCACAAAGAAATCACCTTCCACGTATGTACTGAAACCTTGTCGTCTGGCTTTCAATATAATAATGAAAAGTGTTCTCTTGTCAGTTCCTTTATCCCATATGTCTATTATATCTTTCAATTTAGATTGAGAAGAATTAATCTTAAATGGAATTAGCTTGGAACTTTCACGATCTTTTATCTTTAAATATTTTTCAAAATATGTACCGGTTTGTTCTCGTTTCTTTAACTGACTTGCTATTTGCGCTGGAGTTAAAGTTCTATTCTTCATCTATTTCTATTCCCTCTATTAATTTAGGATCTTCTCTTATCATCTGTCTTAGGATTTCTTTCAATTCTTCTGTCGGTGCAGACTCTATATTCACATCTACATTAACACTTTTCTTGTTTATATCTATCGTTCTCTTGTCCTCAATCAATCCGGCTATCTTTAGGAAAGCTACCCTATCAGAGTTATTGCTAGGATTACTTATAGCAAAATCACGCATAGCATTGATTACTTTAGGTACATCGCTCTGCATACTATTCATCAACAGTTTGTGATAGATTGCTATGAATCCAGGCTTCTTAAACGCTCTGTGATAGGTCGAATAAGATACTCCTGCAACCTCTGATATCTTTTTCTTAACAGACAAATCTGCGTAGTCTGGATTTAGTAATGCGTCTAATAGCAGTTGTTCCCGTTCGGTAGGAAAGTAAACTTTATTGTCTCCGAACGTAACCCGATCGTATTGCTCTTGTATAGTTTCGGGAACGGTAATTTCTTCTCTAGTGTTCATCGGCTATAATCTCCTTACCAAATAAATAATCAGATAACATTTTTCTGATACCACTATATTTTTTTACTATATCTCGTATTTCTTCTTGTGGTACCGTTAATAATCGTTTCGCTGTAGTTGTAACTTCTTTACTCATTGCCTGTGGTGTTTTAAAGAAAATACAATTTTCTCTATCACATCGTTCAGTAGTGATAAACTCACAATCGACTTCTCCCATTCCAGCACACTTAGTTCGTTCCATCTTAAACAACTCCTCCTATCCAAATTATGTGTAGCAATACTATTAAAATCTTCACGCCTAATATACTAACCAACGGATACTTTACCCAACTTACTTTCAACTTAGAAACTATATACAAAAGAATTGAAACTAATACAAAGATACCAAGAGACAACAGTAGTGGTTCTTTACTATACAGATTTGATATTAACGGATTAGCTTCTTCTATAATTCCTTTAGTTACACCGATATAAGTGCATGTTAAGTCTATAACCGTAAGTATTAGAATCCATATGTATAGCATCAATCTCCAGTCCCGTCATATCCATAGTCTCCAAATGGTACAGTTGTTCGTGTCAACAGTGTGTCACAATTACAATCATCTACTTCCTCGTCTGTTACAACCTCCTTGATACAGTTCCCATAATCATCAAACTCTCTAATTGTCGTTACCTTTCTCATACCTCTCACTCCTCCTTTAATTCATATTCATCATAATAGCAATCGTATTCACGACCATTACTATCCTTGTTTTCTTTGCAATATTTCTTTGCAATATTTTCTGATTTTGTTGCAAACACAATCATTTCTCCATCGTACTCTGCAAAGCTTTCAAGCACTATATATATTACATCCATAACTTCACTCCTCCTTAGTCTTGACGCAAATAGTATATAGAATTTGCGACAGCTTTCTCCAGTAAACCTGAAATAATCGTACTTCCAATTGCAAATTTTTTTATATAGTATCTACACAAAAGAACAACTTATCTGCATCATATTAGCTACAAATGATGCAGATCGATACTTCTGGCTAATATATTGGCAGGTTGGGATATATTAATCATATCTCCATATAAATCCATATGCTGTTTTTCTTCTACCCTTACATACATCGCTAATGTGAACTCCAGCTCCGTCCACCCAAGATTTAGCACGATTGTTTTTTGCACACCATCTAGCTGCATCGGCAATTGATTTAAATGATTTAATAAACAAAAAATTATAATCGTACTGTAAAACTTTTATTCGTGCCTTTAAAAAATCCTCACCAGAAATCCCGTTAATACATATTTCGTGTCTTTTGGCTATTTTCCTAACAGTAGACTTGCAACAACCAATTTTATTTGAAATCTCTGGTGCAGTAAATCCGTTTTTTAAAAGTTTTACAATGTCATCGTGGTTATAACGAAAATTTCCGTCACCGCCACGTGTGGCATTATAACCATTTTCATATGTTGAATAATATTTTATCCAATATACTTCTCTTTCGGCAGAAAGTTCGTTTGTTGTTTCTTCTAACATGGTAATATTGAAATTTTCAGCACCATACTTTTTTATTGCCGAATACAACGGACGTGATTCTTTTTTTATTTTTCTGGAGTCCTTTACGTGTTCTCGCCATCTTTCAATAAGTGATAACCTGGTTTTTCCGATATACATCTTCTTGTTTGTTTTGTTTTCTATTTTATAAATATATGCCATTTGCAATCCCTTCTAGTTTTGACAGGAGGGGAGTTGAACCCCTCGTTGGCATTACTCGTGGTGTTGTGATAAGAGGAATCCCTGAAAGGGTCTTACAAACAAACCACATCTTCATGCCCCATTATTGTCTTAAGTGCCCTCGTGGGCTTCTGCCAAAACGCCTACTAAAACTAAGCCAAATCGACTAATTTGGTTGCGGAGACTGGATTCGAACCAGCATTATTCCAGTTTATGAGACTGACGAGTAACCATTACTCTACTCCGCTACACCTAATTAGGGAACTAAACGCCTATTTATCGTTCCCTATCTGTTCGTTACCAGTTCTAGTCCGGTTTAGTAACCAACTACTCGAATATTTCGATAAGGTCATATCTCATCGTCCCTCTCCCCGTACCAGTACATTATCATTAGTGATGCTATTACTAGAACTAATAAGACTAACATTGGCTATTCACCTCGTCCTCGATCCGTCCGTATAAAGATTTGGAATGATTTGGGTCAGCTATTGCTGTTAATGGATTACCACAAAACGGACAATAATTAATTTTAAACTCTGTAGTTG